GCGGGCGTGAAGAAACTTATCATGGATACCGCCGACACTGATGGTAAGCGGGTCCGGATAGTAGTTGAGCAAGAGCCGGGCTCCTCCGGTAAGGCCGACGCGATGGACCTCACCACAGCCCTTATTGAGAGGAGTTTTGAGGCGCGCAAAAGGCGGCCGACCGGTAACAAACTAGACAGATATAAACCCTTCTCTGCCGGCTGTGAAATAGGCGAAGTAGGTATCATGCAGGGTACCTGGGTCGAGTCCTTTCACAAGGAAAATGAGAACTGTATTTTCGACGACAAAGACAATAATAACAAGGATGATCAACCAGATGGAGCATCTGGGGCCTTCAATGAACTGAAGGATAATATGGTCATTCCGGATATCACGATTGATGTGAAGTTCGGAAAGCAGACCAATCAATTCGACGATATTGGAAATTAAAGCTTGACATTATGTTAACTTATTCATATAATAGAGGTGTAGGGTTTGTCTGAGTTATTAAAAACTCCTATCGGAGATTCCAGACGTAAACGAGCAAAAGATCCTATTCGATATAGATTGTATCTTGTTAAAAGTAGATGCAAGAAATTAGGAATAGAATTTGATCTTGAGCCATCCGATATAATAATACCAAAGAAATGTTCTGTTCTGGGCGTCAAATTAATTCGGTATTCAAATAGAGGACGAGGTAATAAAGACAGAGATAAACTTTGGAGTATAGATCGATTCGATAGCTCTAAAGGTTATACCAAAGACAATATATGGATTATTAGCCAACGAGCTAATATCATAAAAAATGACGCCACTTTGCCTGAATTAGAGACTCTAGTTGAGGTATGGAAAGCGGAAGAAAAGAGGAGAGCACTATGGTTCTAAGAGCCAGAGACACGCTCCCTCGGGTTCCCGCCGACTCTGAGATTGGCTCGACCGGTCTCAACGAATTCGACGGCGTAATCCACGAAGAAATCCTACGCAAGCTTCAATGGCCTCTAGGCAATAAGGTTTGGCGAGAGATGAGCGACAATGACTCCGTAGTCGGAGCTATCCTGTTCGCAGTGGAAATGCTCATCCGAGGGGTTAAGTGGAATGTTGAGTCCGCTGACGAAGACGACGCTGAATCAAATGAGCGTAAGGACTTCGTTCTATCTATGATGGATGATATGGAGAAACCTTTCTCCGAGGTCATCAACGACATACTAAGTTTTCTACCGTTTGGATTCAGTGTACATGAGCTGGTCTACAAGCGGCGCAACGGACCTCAGAAGAACAAGAGGTTCAATAGCAAGTTCAACGATGGCAACTGGGCTTGGCGGAAACTTCCGTCCAGGGCTCAGGACACGATCCAGAGATGGGTTTTCAAAGAGCCCAAGAACGGTGTACCCTCGAACGAATTAAAGGGCCTAGTTCAACTCCCGCCTCAAGGCGGTAATGAGGTCGTCATTCCCGCTGAACGCTTTCTTCTGTTCCGAGTCAACAGCAAGAAAGACAATCCAGAATCACGTTCGGTGCTTCGCAACGCCTATCGCGCTTGGTTTTTCAAGAAGCGTATTGAGGAAATCGAAGCGATCGGCATCGAGCGAGACTTGGCCGGCGTTCCAATCGCACTTATGCCTCCTGTATATATGGAGGACAGTGCAACCGCTGATCAGAAAGCGGTACTGAACGCAGTTAAGGAAATCGTCACCAGCATTCGTAACAACGAACAGTCTGGGATCGTGTTTCCCTTGGCCTACGACGAGAACGGTAACAAGTTGTTCGATTTCAAACTCCTGGGTCGTGAGAACGGATCAGGTAAAGCGTTTGACACCGAGCAGGTTATTCAGCGATACGATAAGAGGATCGCAGGTACCATACTCGCCGACTTTATTCTTTTGGGCCAGCAGTCCGTAGGATCGTTCGCCCTCTCAGATAACAAGACGAAGTTGTTCGCCTCTGCAATTGGCGCGTGGTTAGAGAGCATCGCTTCAGTCTTCAATAGTCAAGCCCTTCCACGTCTTTGGAGTCTCAATGACTGGAACCTGGCTACAATGCCGAAGGTTGTCTTCGGCGATATCGAGAAGCGCGATCTTGAACAGCTCGCCGATTACTTCTCGAAACTGACTTCCAGCGGAACCATCATGCCGGATGAAGACTTGGAGAACTGGTTAAGAGCCCAGGCGGATGCACCTAAACGCGACAATGAATCCACACTCCTTGAGGTAGATGTAGATGGCGGGGCAAAAACAGACGGAACGAGCTGATAAGCTCAGAGAAACCGCCGAACAACAAGAAGCCCCGCTTCGTCAAGCTATCAAAGACGCCATAAAGACGATCAAGGATAGTGTTGTCCTGGCCAGGCTTACTAAAGCCTTGAACGAGGATGACGAAGAGGCGGCCCTTGAGGCTACCAAGATCGAGACCCTCAAAGATGAATTGAGTGGACCCTTGACCGCTGGCGTCATTGCCGCACTTTTAGCAGGTTCTACCCTCGCGAGGACTGAACTTCCAATCAGCCTTCAAGCAGCGGGCGGAGCCTTCGATCCCCTGGCCGACGAAATTCAAAAGTGGATTCGATCAAACGGAGCCAGGCAGGTAACGCAAATCACTGGAGGTTCGAAAAGAGCTATCCAGCGCATCATCGGTGAGATGATAAGTTCCGGCGAGAGTGCCCGCCGTGCTGCGAGAGAGATCAGAGAAGTAATTGGTCTGACCGTACCGCAGCAAAAAGCACTTGCAAACCTTCGTCAATCAATGATTGGAGAAGGAGCCACCAAGGAAGTCATCGAACGAACCTTGGCAGTGCGATCGGAGAGGATGCTTGGAGAACGAGCATTCGCAATCGCACGGAACGAAGCTTTCATAGCTACGGCCCAAGGCAGACAGATGTACTGGGACCAACTCGTTCAACGTGGTGTACTTGATCCGGCCACTCTTAGGAAATGGATCACAGCAGAAGATGAGCGTGTATGTCCGATATGTCGGCCAATGCACAATCAAATTCGCGGCCTGACGGAACCATTTACAAAAGGCGAAGGCGGTACAGCTTTAACTACTCCCGCCCACGTAACGTGCAGATGCAGCGTAATTCTGATTAATCCCTCCAGACCGGCTGAAGAATAATGCCAGTTCAAGAATGTCAAAAGGGCGGAAAGTCCGGGCATAGGTGGGGTTCAAAAGGAGTCTGTTTTACAGGTTCGGATTCACGAGCCAAAGCAGCAGAAGTTGGTCGAGCTATTCACGCACAAGAGAAACGTATGGACCGATTACAACTTTTGAAAGGTATCGCCCACGGCGAAGACATTAGTAAAACTGCGAATCTATCCGAATTAGTGGACATTGGAATGACAGCTTTGATGCTAAACAATGTCCTGAATGGCAGGAGCCCCGGCGACGATGGTCCTGTATTTGAGAAATCAAATCTTGATGGATTGTTTGGTCCTTTGTTTAAGTTCCTTAAAGCGGCCCATCCACCGAAGAAGAAGAAAAAGGACAAACATAAAGTGATGAAAGAAGGTAAGACAGGTCTTCTTGATCAATTGAAGCAACTCATCACCAAAGCAGAGGCTGTTCCAAGCTACACCGAATTTTCAAGTTCTCCGATGATCGGAGAAAAGATCGCCAAGTCTATCGATTCAGATCGAGGACTTGTAACTGCAATAATTTTGAGGCCCGACGTTGTAGACCTCCACGGAGATATCTACGATGCAGCCGAGGTCGAAAAAGCTTGTTTCAATTTTAACACCCGTTGCCGGCAAACCAACGTCCAGCACGAACAGATGGCCGATTTCGATATGGTTGAAAGCTATATCGCGAAGGCCGATTTCGCTCTGGGAGAAGGTCACGTCCTAAAAAGCGATTGGCTTGGCACCATGCATATCGATCCTCAGAAACACAAAAAGGCATGGGATATGGTTAAGAGCGGTCAATTTACGGGATTCTCAATAGGCTGTAAGGCCAGCGTGGAGACAATATAATGGGATTTGAGAAAGAACAACGGCCGTTTCTCGGCGAAAGATACATCATCGGTGAGCAGAAAACTCAGTCAAGGTGGGTTGATGATAAGCCGATTTACCGTCGAGTAGTTCAGTTTACTGGCGCGGCTAATCAATCAACTATTACAGTTGCAGCCCTGGCGAATGCAATTGATACGATTATTACCGCAGTGTGGTCAGTATTGGACGGCACCACGGAATTCAGAATCAATCAAATCGTTTCGGCGGCAACCTCTGTAGTAACAGGTATTTCTATTGCTGAATCAAGCGGTTTAATCGTAATCAATCATGATGGTCTTACCTTCACCGGTGAAACCATTTCCGTGATTCTTGAATACACCAAACAATAAGAGTTGATCTAAATGCCGCAGGCTATACGACGACTGAAAAATTTCGACTTCACCTCCAAGGATGCTCACATTGCGCTGGTAGATAGTGCCGCGAATGGACTGAGTGTCCTGGTGAAGAAACGATTTGGAGATATGGAGAAGTTCGACCCCGAATCGGGCGAGTTCGTACCTCTGGATGAATCTGGTTTGAGAGTCAATATGTCCCTCGAAGACATGCTCTTATTCTTCACGAATTTGTTTCCTGAAGACATTGAGACCCTGACCTCATCCATAACCAAGGCCAAAGACGGAAAAGAGCTTGGCGACTTACTTGAGGCAGCCGTAAGGAAAGATCAAGTAATGCCATTCGACGTGTTTACGGCCAGACGAGAAGAGTTCCAAGAGCAGCTTCAGAAACTCGACACAGGAGCTATGGACGCTCTACGTGGAGCTTCTATTCTGATCAACGAATTCTTAGATCGGGGAATCAAACCGGGAGACGCCGAAAGTGGTTCCCCAACAACCCCAGACTTAGTGGAGAAAACGGTAATGCCGAAAAGTGTAGAAAAACTAACGGCCGCTGAAATCGAAAAGAAAGCTGCTGATGACGCCGCAGCCGCAGCCGCATCTAAGGGTGCATCTGAGGTTGTTCCGGAATCTGTGCAGAAATCTCTTGACGAGCAAACTGCGACTATCACCAAACAAGCTGAGACGATTGAGAAGCTTCAGAAAGCTGAAGACGCTCGCGTAGCAGCAACGTTTATTACGAAGGCCGCTGGATACGTTGAGAAGGGTGCAACTCTTCCCAAGGTAGATGAGGATAAAGACGCAACCGATTCGTTCGGTCGTGTTCTGAAAACTCTTTCTGAGGCCGCGCCTGAAGCTTATGCTCAGGTTGAGTCAGTTCTTGAAGCTGCGTTCGACACCATCACGAAGGGAGATTTCCTGGTCGAGAAGGGTGGAGACGGACAGCCAGAGAACTCTGACAACGCATCTGAAATCGCCAAGGCAGCCGCTGCCCTCCGTAAGGAAGACAGCAACCTGACGGAATCAGAGGCGGTCACCAAAGCTCTGGACCTTAACCCAGACCTTTACGAAGGCTAATCCAAAGCGGGAGCAAAGTTTATGTCTTTCAACGTTGTAAAACTGGATTTCACAATTGAGGCTTCTGCTGACCTTAGCGCCGCTCAGTTCCGTGCTGTAGTTGCAGCTTCGGGCGGAGCAGCGGTTGCTGGTGCAGATGCCAAAGTCATCGGAATCCTTCAGAATAACCCTAATGCAGCAGGTCAAGCCGCTGTTGTTCAGAATAAGGGTGTTGCTCGCTGTAAAGCGGCGGCCATTCTTGCTCGGGGCGCTCGGGTGTTCTCAGATGCCAGCGGCGATCTTTCTACCACTGGAACCAATAATCCCGTAGGTACGACTCTTGAAGCGGCCTCCGGCGCTGGCAGCATCATCGCTGTTCTACTGGACTAAGGGGAGTAAATAAGAATGCCTCAGCCAACAGCTCGCGATGTACACGTTAACGCTCCGTTGACTAACATCAGCATCGCATTCCTTCAAAACCAGGACTCTTTTGTCGCCAGCTCGGTCTTCCCGAGTATCCCGGTGCAGAAACAGTCTGATCGCTACTACACGTATGATCGTGGCGATTTCAACCGCGACGAGATGCAACTCCGTGCCCCAGGTACTGAGTCTGCCGGTTCGGGTTACAGCATCGATAATACTCCAACGTATTTCGCTGATGTATATGCCTTCCATAAGGACATCCCGGATCAGATTCGTGCCAACGCCGTTAA